TATAGAATTAAGGATAATCGGTGATGCAGGCCTCATCTGCCGGAGGCCTGCTTACACCACAGCTTACAAAGATATGGATGCAAGAAAGCTCTCATTCGGTGACCTGGTAAGGTACCATGATACTGTGCTGAAATTCGTGGGCATCAAGAAGTGCTCCAGGGATACCGATTCCTATGAGGCCATCTACGATGGGCCTTATGCTGTGCAGGCAATGGTGGATGATCCATCCATCATGCCGGTGGTGATAACGGATAAGAATCTTGAGGAAAACGGCTTCAAGTGGAGCCTAAATGATGATGGCCATGAGGTGTACTATCATCCCGATGGGCATGTGACTATCACCAAAGATTCTTTGGGATTCTGGATTGTGGACTGCTTCTCTATGAGCTTGAGGAATTCAGTCCAGGAATTTACCGTCAAGTGGTACCATGAGCTCCAGCTCATTCTGAGAGGCTGTGGCTATGATGAATTTGCAAGAAATCTTAATTCATAGACCTATGGTAGTAGTAAAAATTATCGGCATTCTGTTGGCCATCATCGTAATGGCTGGCTTCATTCTCTTTGCAGGCCTGGTCTGCTTCCTGGTCCTGGAGAAGTATGGTGACCTGGATGATGAGGACATCTACAATGATGACATTCAAGACTGATTTCGGCCAGGTGAGCTTGGAGAGATCCGGTGAGGGCATGTACCTGGCCACTCTCCCTCCCTATGGCCATGAGCTTTATGTGGTGGCCTTCAGCTATGAAGATGCAGTCAGGAAGGCCTGCGAATTTTGGTATCACAGAAGGACTAAAAAACTAGAAAGAATATGACACAGAAATTGGAAAAAGTGGCCGGATGGTTTCTCATCCTCATAGCTATGGCCACCTTATATCTCACCATCTGGGACTTCGACTGGAAATGTGAGGGACTCTCATTTGTATTCATGATCACCTATCTCTTCTCTGCAGTGATGGGTGTGACTTTGCTCCTGGATGCTGGCCACAATCTGCCGGAGGAATTCTACCGAGAGGAGGCCTAGCCATGTGCACTGTCAAGGAATTCGGCCTTCTGGTGAAGGAGATGAGGGCCACACAGAATGAATACTTCCGTACCAGGAGCAATTATGTACTTGCCAATGCGAGGTCCCTGGAGAGGAAGGTGGATGCCATCATCGAGGCCACCGATTTCTCATACTTCGAGAAGCAGCAGGCCTTCATTGACCGTCTGGTGGACCTTTCCGGATCCTTGATGCTTGCCTTCTCAGAGCTCCGGAGACAGGAGGGCGGTCTCTTTGCCGAGAAGGCCTCTCCGGAGGCCACTGAGGCACTTGAGCACTCCGATGTGACTATTTCATCATTGCAGCAATTAATCGACTATCACAACAAAAACAGAAAGTAATATGAGACTGACTGAAATCAAGACAATCAATGATGCCTGCCTGAAGGTGGGTGTGGACTATGAATCCTTTGTGGCCATGATCGAGCCTCTTCCTGAGCATCTGCAGTCATTGGCAGCTATGGAGATTATCATCAAAGCTCTCAATGATGGCTGGGTGCATCCCCTGGATGGCCTCACAAGAGTGTGGTTTCCTTGGGTGTACATCTATGAAGCTCATGAGCAGGAGAGGATGGAGAAGGTGTATCCTGACCGAGAAAATCTCATCCGATTCACCAGGCCGGATGGATCCTGCGGTCTCGCCTGTGCGAACTCGAATGACGCCTGGTCGCACTCGTATGCGAGTATCGGCTCTCGCCTTGCCATGAAATCCGAATCCGTCTGCCTGTACTTCATCCGGAATTTCAAGGACCTTCTGGCCCAATACATCCTGCCGATGGAGGACTGCAATATCCTTGAGAAGTACAGCAGATGATAGACAATTTCTTCTTCCGGAGTGCAGTCAGCTTGGCTCCACTCCGGAGGCTTCAAGAGAAGCTGGAGAAGCCTAGGCCGGTGGCCAAGACCTTTGTGGTATTCAAGACTGGAAACAAGACAAAAGTAATTTTGAAATGAGGACAATCAATTATTTCTACAAGCTCGATGCAGAGAAGAGCAGACTCATCATGGCTGCTATTGTGGCCGAGTGTGAGGTCTCTCCCTCTACTGCCTACAAGTGGATGGAGGGCACCAGGAAGCCTGGGGCCCAGGACCAGAAATTCATCCAGAGACAGGTCAAGAAGCACTTCAATGTGACTGTACCGAGAAAGGAGCTCTTTGCCTAGCTATGTATGCTGATATAGATAAGAATGGGCGAGTCTCCATCTTTGAGCTCACCGAGAGTGAGGTAGAATCTCTCTTGGAGGGCCTCAAGCACTACAAAGATTATTGTAACACTGCGACATCACTATTCTGTGACAGGGAGGATCTGTATTGGGATGGCCAGGTGATGGCGAAACTAATAGGACAGATAGAAAGTGTGATTCAGGAGGAGGAAAAATGAATCAAGACTACACAATAACAAAAGAGGATATCTGGCAGGCTACCGAGAATGGTAAAGCTGTCATCATCGATATCTATCCACAGTCGGAGGCCTGCTTTGCCTCCGGTGGCCGGAAGGGATTCAAGATCAGGCCGGATGATAAGAATCCTTCCTGTGCCGTATTCACAAATAAGGAAGGCATCTGGATGGTCCAGGATAAGGGTGGCTCCGACAATCAGGCCAGGACTGCCATCCAGCTTGTGATGAAGGAATACAATCTCACCTTTGGCCAGGCCATGACCTGGATTGCAGAGCACTATGCTCCCCAGCTCCTGGATCAGAGGAAAGACTACAGGCCGGTGAAGCCGGAGGCCACCAAAGAATTCGTGGCAGCTCAGGATGAGGCCACTATCGAGATCCGGCCTTCTGGCAAGTTCACTGCTGCCGAGCTGGACCTGCTGGGATTCGAGATTACACAGAAGCTGTGTGATTCCTTCGGCCTCAAGCCTCTTGACTCCTATACCAGAGCTGCCGATGGCCACAAGAATAGTGTGAGGTACTCTTCCAATGAGCACTTCCCGATGTACTACTTCGACTATGGCACATCCGGCAAGAATGAAGAGGATGCCAAGCCTTGGGGAAAGATCTACCAGCCTCTGGGAGACCTTCGATTCATGTATCATGGCTCCAAGCCGGAGAATTTCTTCTTTGGGGACCTTGAATTCATCGATGAATACCACAAGGCCAAGGCCAATCCCGAATACAAGCGGAAGGTGGTGGAGATGGATGATGAGGGAGAGCCGGTGGAGAAGGAGACCAAGTGGGAGAATCTCATCATCTGCTCAGGGCCTTCTGATGCCATGAATGTGAGGAATGCTTCCAAGGCCTTCCTCCAGCCGGATCATCCCACCGAGAAGAAGAATGACTACCATGTGTGCTGGCTCAATTCCGAGACTGCAGATCTCACCGAATACGAATTCTCCATTCTCCAGAGATTGGCCAAGAATATCTACATCCTCTATGACCTGGATGAGACCGGCATTGCCAATATGTACAAGATTGCTCTCCGGTACCTGGATATCCGGATCATCCAGCTTCCCTCCGAGCTGACCAGATTCAGGGACCGGAAGGGCAAGCCTTGCAAGGATGCCAAGGACTTCTTCCTCAAGTTCCGGAGGCCGGAGAATCAGAGGCCTTTCCGGCTCTTTGATGACCTGGTAAAGCTGGCAGGCTCCCTTCGCTTCTGGGAGGAGAAATACACCAAGACCGGCAGGGTGTATGATATCAACAATGAGCAGCTCTATGCCTTCCTCCAGGCATCAGGCTACTACCGGATTGCCACTTCCACCAATGCCAAGGGATACACCTTCTGCTTCATCAAGGACAATGTGGTGACTCTCATTGATGAGAATGCCATATCTGCCCATTGCTCCGGATATCTGCTGGAATACATCAAGACTCATCCGAAATACTACAATCAGCAACTGGCCAATACTGTCCACAGGTCCAATCAGATCCGGCTATCCTCCCTGGAGAGGCTGGCCATCATCGAGCCTGACTTCAAGAGCTGGGGTGAGAGCTGTGACCACTTCTTCTTCCAGAATGGCATTTTCCGAGTCTCCAAGGATGGTATTCAGGCTGTCAAGCCTGCTGACTGCCCCTGCTCTGTGTATGCCTCTAAAATCCTCCCCAATGACTTCACTCCGATGGAGAAGCAGCCTGGCAAGATGCCATTCTTCGACATCGAATTGACTGATGAATACAAGCAGCTCCTGAGCCAGCTCAATGCTGCATCCCCCACTTCCCCCGAATACTCTTATTTGAAGAAGGAAATTGACACTTTGGGAGATTCAAAACGGTATCGGCTGATCATCCACAGGGATGACCTTTCCTTCATGAAATACATCTACAATACCGGCAGGACCTACTGGAGAAAGGAGGAGATTGGCATCCCTCTGAATCCGGAAGAAGTGTCCGAGCATGAGCTGCACTTCATCAATAAGGTCATGGCTCTGGGATACCTGATGGACAAATACAAGGCATCCGGCCAGCCTTATGCTGTTTTCTGCATGGAGATGGAGCAGTCCGATGAGGGCACTCACCTTGGTGGTACCGGCAAGAGCCTCTATGCTTCCTCCCTGGAGAGGATCCGGAAGCAGCTCTTCATCGATGGCCAGAATCTGGATAGCAAGAAGGGAGACTTCCTCCTGCAAGGTGTGGAGAGAGGTGTCACTGACAATATCTTCCTGGATGACTTGAATCAGGCAGTGGATCTGCACAAGTTCATGCCGATGATCACCGGCAAGATGGTGGTGAATCCCAAGTATGTGGCTGCATTCACAATTGACTTCAAGGATAGTCCGAAGGTCATCTTCACATCCAATCATGCCATCAAGGGATTCGATGCTTCCCTCCGGAGAAGGACCTGGTTTGCAGCCTTCAGTGACTACTACCATGCCGATGACATGCAGAGAGGTCTGAAGGAGAGGTCTCCATTCACCGAATTCAAGAAGAATCTCATCGAGGACTACACTCCTGAGGAGATGAATGCCTTCTACAATTTCATGTTCAACTGTCTGGCCGTATGGCAGAAGATTCGCACCAGGATCCAGCCACCGATGAAGGCCATCGAGAAGAGAATGATTCAGAGGGCACTGTCCGATGAATTCCTCTTCTGGGCAGAGGACTACTTTGATCCGGAGAAGAATCGGCTGGATACCTTGGTGGATCAGGATGTCACCTTCAATGACTACAAGGCCACCTTGAATCCGAAATTCGCCTCCATGATCAAGATGAAAACCTTCAAGCAGAAGCTCATCCAGTATTGCACCTACAAGGACTGGAAATTCAATCCTGAGAGGCTGCTGGCCACCGTCTCCGATAAGGAGTATAACCGTATCCACAAGAAGGTGAATGGTGAGGAGCACTACTACTTCTACATCGACACATCCGGAGAGTCAGATCCTGTGCCGGTGCCATCCCTGGGGAATGCCGAAAATACCATCTTCAATGAGGACAATGAGGATATGCCCACCTTTGGCTACTAGGCCGAGTGTCGGAAGAATCTGTGAAAAATGGCTCCTGCCAGGGATGCCATTTTTCTTGGGCCGAATCCGGCAATGTTTTGCTCTCGGTATGTTTTTTCTCTTTTTTTGTGACACTCCGACACCGGAGAGAGAGAAAGTATTGATAGAGAAAGAGTTAAGCGGTGTCGGATTGCGGTGTCGGATTGGTGTCATTTGGTTTTCAGTGACACCGAGAGGTGGATGAAGTGTCAGATTGCCAAAATTTCCGACACCATTGATAATCAATGAATTAAGCCTTTCCGGTGTCGGATGGTGTCAGATTATAAAAATCAGTTCCGACACCGATTAACACTATGAGTATCAGCACTTTGACACTAGCGGTGTCGGAAGTGTCACACATTTTCAGAAAAAAAGTATTGTGAAATGGAAGAAAGCAGAAAATATCCATTTAGACTCGAAATCGGAGTATGGTGGAATGGTAAATCCAATCCGATATGGTGCTATGACAGGGTGCCGGATGGTATGGTCCAGGTGAAGAGCTTGAGAGAGCTCTGGGAAGGCAGGCACTTCCTCAGTGAATGCCTCCTAGGACCTGATAAGGGATGCTTCTATACCGGCATTGTGAGACCGGCTGTGATAGAGGCTCTGAAGGCCAGGCTCCAGCAAGGCATCCCTGTGTATGTCAGTATTTCAAAGTAGGACTCTTCTTAATTTTGCACAGATGAAAAAAGACAATCACAACACTGTAGATGTGAAGGTGGGCAGCTTCATCAGAAATTGGGTGGTATCCACCTATGACACAGACATTATTAAACTGGATAAGGACATGAATCTCTGGAGCATCATCAAGCAGAATCTTGATCTGCTCCCGAATGACTACCAGCCTCTCCAGGATCGGGAGGAGTATATCACCTTTGTGCTGCTGGCCGATGGCAAGGACACCTTGGCCTATGACTCCCAGAAGCAAAGGGAATACAGGGTGAATACACTCTACCGGTGTGCCATCTCTCCGAAGGGTGAGAATATCATCCGGAGATTCCTGACCAAGCAATTCAAGAATACCTTCCACAACTACATGAAGGGTGCTCTGAATAACAATGATGCCTTGAATATCACTGAGGCCATCACTGAATTCCTCACTGACTCCAATCAGGTGGTCACCGAGAAGGTGGTGAGCACTCTGTCGAAAGACTGGTACCGGTACCGGATGAAGTATCCGGATGAATTCAAGATACCAATCTTTTTTTAGTGGGTGTGGTGTCCTATGATTTTCGGCCTAAATGACTGAAAATAAAGTATTTTAAGTGGGTATGATGTCCTATAAAAATTGGCTATATTATGATTCTGGGAATCCGAAAAATCGAGTATATTGACTCGGCCTATGTGAATGACTACAGCCAGGTGATCCCTGGCAGCAGCATCAATCTCTCATCCTACCTGGTATCCGGCCATACTCTCTCACAGCTCCCCTTCACTCCGGAGACCGGAGATCTGCAGGAGAGCTGGGCCGATGATGATGCTGGGCAGCTCTCTAAGGTAACCTTTTCGGCCTCGATACGGAGGAATAAGGATTCGTACCGTACTATACTGCAGAGCCTGCTGGGCCGGAAGTGTGTGTGGGTGCTCACTCTGATATCAGGTGTGAAGTACATCATCGGCTCCAGGCAATTTGTGCCGAAATTTACCTATTCGGATGGTGTGTCAGGACTATCCAGCTCTGAATTCAGCATCAAGCTCGAAAATGAATCACTGCATGGCATTCTGCTCGATTCTGCCTCATAGGTAGTCCGAGCAGGCCATCATACAGTGGCTTAAATTTGCATTCACTATTAATTTGCAGGACTATGAATCTGTCTTTGTTCACCAAAAATCTCCGAGGTCCCTGGATGATCCATCCCCAGGAGGCAGCAGCAATGATGCCCCTGGTGCGTGGTGTCATTGCCGGTACTCACATCGAAGATATCGATGAAGCGGAGAAGAAGGCTGGGCAGAAGATCTCCTGTGCCGATTACTATGTAGGTAGCCAGCTCCAGGTGAATCCCTTCACCGATAAATCCGTCTATGTGGCCTTCATCGATGGCACCATGACCAAGTATGGCACCTGCTTCAGCTATGGCACCAGGGAGATTGCCGAAGAGCTTCTGAAGGCTGATCAGGATCCTGAGATTGTAGGCCACATCCTCTGTGTCGATTCCGGAGGTGGTGCTGCAGACTCGGTGCCTGAGATTGCCGATGCAATCCGGCAGCTCACCAAGCCTATAGTGGGATTCGTGGATGGCATGGCTGCTTCTGCTGCCATGTATGCCATATCCTACACCAGCAAGATCATTGCTCACCAGCCTACTGACCAGATCGGCTGTATTGGCACAATGGTCACCATCTCCGGCTGGCCGAAGCTCCGGAAGGACTCCGATGGCTATGTGGAGATGCGTATCTATGCAGACCAATCCGAGGAGAAGAATGCTGACTATGAGGCAGCTCTCGAAGGAGAGACCAAGCTCATCAGGGAGAATGTACTGAATCCTCTCTGTGAGATCTTCATCAGGGACATGAAGGAGAATCGGCCTTCTGCCACCGATGACCAGCTCAAGGGCCGGACCTACTTTGCCAAGGATGTGGTGGGGACACTGATTGATTCCATCGGCACTTTCGAGGATGCCATCAAGGCAGTCCTCGAATATGCCGAGCTTGCAGACAATAATTCTTCTTCACAGATGGGAAAATACAAAAATCTCGAAAGCATACCGGAGCTCAATGAGCAAGTGTATGCTGAGGATGGCTCCACCATCCTCCAGGCCTGCCAGCTTGAAGCCATTGAGCAGGCACTCTCCACTCCTAGGGCCGAAGAGCAGGAGCTCCAGGCTCAGATGGACTCTCTCAAGCAGTCTCACCAGGAAGAGGTGGCCGGTCTCCAGCAGACCA